CAGATGGTGTTTCAGATGGTGTTTCAGATGATATTTCAACTGGTTTTGCTTTTGTTTCTTCTTTCTTTAGTTTTTCCTCTTCCTCATATCCCGCAATAATTGTGTCAACATCTGATTCTGTACGATTAGGATCTTCCTCTCTCAATTTGGTTTGCCAATGATCACGGGTATGACCTTTGATTGGTTTATTAAATGGCATATATTGTTTTATAATATCATCTAATTGTTTTTTAACTGAACTGATTTGTGATAACACATCGTTTATTTCCTTTGGACTACTAGCAGTTTGACTTATACCACTAGCCCTAGTTGTGGCAGATTGTCCTACAAGACTAGTTGAACTTAGTTTTTCAACATCTGTTATTTTTTCTTTTGCTTTATCTTCTACACTTTCAGGTGTACTAGGAATATGATCTTTTTCTATATCAGCAGTTGATTCTTTCTTTGAATCGTCATTATCAACATCTACATCATCATCCATATCAGTTCCTTTTTCAAATTTACAGGCGATACTTGTGCATTGTATAATATCTCTACCCTGTATATTATGAACCATTCCTTCACTTAGGTTATTGTTCTTGGCAAACATATTTACATTCTCAATAATTGCGAAACTATTTGCAGGTGATTTACATACTGCTATCTCATATAACTCTAATTTTCTTAATTCTAATGCCATTCTACCGTTTTTCTCTATTGGCTCTCTTTCTTTACTTGCTCCACCCATAGATAATCCTGAATATTCACCGCTTTGGATTTTCTTCCAAACTCTATCATATAATTCAAATGTGTCTGATTTGTATATTTCAGCAGTTATCATTACACTTGCAACTCCCCCAATTTCTGATTTTTCATAATCTAAAACCCTTCCAACCATTCTATTTGTATGTTCATCAGAAATAACAGGGTTTACCTTCATAAAAGCATCCATAATACCCATAACTTCCTTTACAAAAATGAACTCTTGTTGTCTATCTATAATTTCAGCAGTAATATGTCCTTTGAAAATTCTACGATCATCATCTCTTTCTATTTTAATACCTTTGGTAACAAATTGTGTAAATTCGACAAATTCTGTCATATATAAACTTTAAGGTTTAAGTATATAAAAATGACGGTATGGACAGGTTTATTTGTCCATACTTGATAAGCCTTGGTCAGTTGCGAATCCTTGTGTTATAAATACAAACAACAAGGCTACAATTCCAACTTCGGCTAATTGTTCTTGAAGACTATTAACTACTAACATTGATACGGATGTAGCACCCATTGTACCAATAATTAGTGAACTAAACAGTCTTCCAAATTTGAATGATTCCCCTTCCGGTCTGTTTCCGTATCCCTTTGCGATACTTAAACCAACACCAAATATAACAGCTATGATAGCTATTAATGGGAGTAGTTCATTAACCATAAAAATATTGTATAGAAACCGTTATATAAAGGTATAGTTACCTTTAGTCATGGACTTTTATGTATATGATAATATAATGACATTTAATAAAAGAGTTCCTTATAGTGGTGCTGTTAATACTAGATTGGAAGTTAATAATATTGAAATACCTGAAAACGGATCATTTTGGTTTTGGACAGATATGTTGCATGAACGAGATAATGTTAATACACAGAAAAGATATGTTCATATTCATCTCGGTGTTGGTACTACAAATTTAGTTAAATTTAAAAAACCTTCATTTAAAGTTACAAGAAGTGGTATTATTTATAACCCAAAAACAAGACGGGTAGAAGTTAAAAATTCAATAATACCTTGGAAGAAACCATTGTATGCAAAACAGTGTATTTATTATGGTAGTGAACTTCCAAGTAAGAAAATGCACATATTAGGTACATGGTATTTTGATTTTGGTAGAAATTGTATTCATTTCATACTTGATTATTTTCCACAAAAATTAAAATTTCATTGGGAAGAAGAAATAGATGATACCCCTAATTTTGAACAGATAGCAAGGGTTGAAGAATTGGAATATCAAATAAATGAAATAGAGAAAAAATTATCTTCTACTATTCTTAGTGATACCAGTTCCTAAAATCTGATTGAAATCCTTACCATAAATTTGTCTTTTCTTTATCTCATCAGGTGCTAGTTTCTTTCTTCCACCTGCTTTCTTGTAAGCCTTGTGTAATAGTTTTATTCTTCTCATACAAGTATCACAGAATGAAGCATTTATTTGCCAAATATCATTAAATTGCCATTGTTCACATTTGTCACATAATTCCCAATTATGCTTTTTTATAATAAGACACATTAATCCTTCTGTTCCTCGTTTTTCCATACAACTGCCACACATATATATAAGAGTGGAAAGTATCTTATCATCCTTACTACAACCATAGCAGTATCCTTCACTGTAATTATTTATTTTTGTATGATCATCACTCTGTACCATTTCCCGCAAATTTAATGTATGTTTGTTTTCCTTACCTGCACGTTCTTTTAAATCTCTAATTTGAATACGGGCTTTGGCATCCAATCCATCTTCTACCCAACTAAATCTTTTAGTAGAATCTCTCATTATATACTAACTACCTCACCATCTGTTCTAAAATAACCTTTAGGATATGAATCTAATGATTTATTAAAAACCCTACATACACCACATGGCATTATAGGACTACATAATTTTCTTCCCATAATATCAAGGCTATATTTTTCTTTATCCAAATATTTCCCTCAAAATATATAATATTTTCCTTTCAGGAACATTAATTAATTTAAAATGAGTTACAATATCAATGGTAGTAGCACTAGGTTGATTTACCATAAAATGTCTTACCTGTTCAATTAGTGCAGTATCTTCTTGCATTATATATTTGTTAATTAACTAGTATATATGTGTACCCGAATCGCACATCAGTTTTTATACTGATATGTCGATCTGTTTTCCAGATTGGGTATAAAGAAAAGTATGCTGAAATACTATTTATGTTTGTTGTTTAAAACTAAGTTTTCTTATTAGATTTATTGCTTAATGATGTTCCAGATCCACTTGCAGGTGATCCACCACCAGTTCCACCTTCATCACTAGGTCTTGCTAATTTTGGCTCACCATCAAACTTTTGTGCTTCTCCTTCTTTTTTAGGTGCTGATGATTTACTCTTTTTTGGATCTTGTGGGTTTCCCCCAGTTCCACCCTCTGCACCACCACCCATCATAGCCTGTTGTCTTTCAGGATTTGGGAATTGACTAATTTGTATATTATCTTCACCATCAAGACTAATGTCGAATCCCATTCCATACATTTTAACAGCGTTATCAATCTTTTGACCACGCACCTGTTCATCTCGTAGTTCATCAATTTCTTCACTTGTTACAAGTTCAATCTTCCAATCATAAATTTCCATTATTTCAGACATTCTGTCAAAGAAATTTTCATTCAAGAATCTTTGGAACCATTTTATAGTTCTATTAGTTAAAGTAACTTGCAAAGCTTCATTACCAAGCCCTGCTTTGGCTTGTTCACCATAGAACAGGGGTTGAACACCATAAACAGTTGAAATAATCTGTCTTAATTCTCTTCTCAAGTCGTTTAATTCAAGTTCCTTAAAGTTTGGTGTAAGGTCTATGTATTGTAATGATTGTCCCACATTTTCAGTATTTAACAGAATTGGTCTTGGCATGTATGGATCTACCCTAGCACCTTGTTTTTGTCTTTCCATGAAAGCCTGTGCTGATTCTCCATTTCTACTTCCTATTGCAAGTAATGATTTTGGTGGTCTATCTTTATCAAAGTATTTCCACATATATTCATCCTGATACATCAATGACATTACTTTCTTCCAAACTGATTGAATTGGTGAGTTTCCATAAAGTAAATCAGGATAAAATTTACCGGGAACCCAAATTATTTCAGATTGAGAATAAAACATTTTCTTTGGAGTACCCAAGGCAGTTCCATAAGGAACAGCGTTTGTACTAAGAAATGCGTTAAAAGCTTTACATTTACAGATAGGACATACTGGCTCACTAAATGTAGTTTCTCTATGTTCATAATTTGGACATATATATCTTGGTTTCTTATCACTACCAACTCCCAAAACACTATCATCACTGGCTATAATACTACATTGAACAGGGTGTATTCTTACAATTTCATCAATTTCAGAAACTTTAATACTTGTATTTGCTTCTAATTCTGCACCAGTTAGAGGATCAGGTGTATCTAATTTTTTAATTCCCCAATTTCTTGATACTAGAATATAACAACCATCTATAATATCCAAGTCACGTTCAGCTTGTCGAGCAACAAGTTTTAATGATTGTCTGTTATTATTAACTGGATTATCTAACAATGATTGTAATATCTGTCTATTTTGTGGATCAGGTTTTGTCCATTTTCTAGGATTTTTATTTCCACAACTAGTACATTTTAATTTGGCA